GGAACATCGAAAATGAGAGCGTCAGCGGATGATGCTGATCCCAAGAGATGGTTACCTCCAGTTGAACGTAAGTATGTAGTGGATGTAGTGTTCCACTGATCATCATTTCGATTAGGGGTATATTCAAGGATATATCTCCCGTAAAGGAATGGTTGAGCGTTACATCTAACAGATAGCCTAATACCACCAGTGAAATGCGAGTAGTCATTTAGCTTTGCAGCAAGGAAGGGCTGATTGAATAGAAGATCGGGAAAATCTCCTGTCCATATCAAGTATCCTATAGCCGAAGCAGGGTCCCACGTTACATTTGCAAGAACAAATGATCGCTCAAGAGCACCGTTAAGAGTATATGTCTCGAGCGGATATTCACGATGAGGTTCAAGAATGATTGTGGAATTAACAGCTGAAGCATCAACAGACGCAGCCTCAAGCATACCGCCAAGTTGGGTCTGCTGTGTTACAACTAGGTCACTAGAGAACCTTACATTACCTAACTCAGCATTATTTGTCACATCGACAGCAGCTTGATCAGGTTGTGCACTATGCAACTCAACCTTACTCAGTAGAGGCATAACCAACGGGTCACTATCGTTCCGATTAAATTCATTATACACGTAGGCTATGATAGTTATCATTATCATGAGCCAACTCATGGCTAGTCGCCTAAATGGAGCCACATTGAAAGGCACACCAATACACCACAAGACACCGAACACGCAGAAAACGATCACAGGAACGAGCGCAAAACAAATCACCCAAACCACAATCATCTGCTGCCAGAAGGGGGGTTCGCCACACGCTGCCGGGTATAATATGTTATCAAGAACAATTTGGGGAGCGGACGAAACTTCGGCAGTAGGTTCGGCAGTGGGTGCCCGATTGAAGAAATCATCATCCCCTATCTTGTTATGCAACTTAACTTCACTCATGTAATCCCATGGCGAGTAAATTGCATGTTTATACATGTTAGGGTCATATTTTCGTTGATCAAAGTGAGCATAGGTGAAGCACCTTGCTTTCACGGCATCGTAGATTAGAGGAGAGCGCTGTTTCATAGCCACAAGCATCTTAGACACGTACTCGTCAAAAGTCTCCTTACCGAAATGTGAAAGCTCGATAAGGAAGCTATCGACGCAAGAAAGCATAATGTCGTTCTTATTCATATCTCCCTTATACCAGTAAAGGATTTCAAGAACAACATCAAAATCTAATGGAGCACGGCCATTGTCAAACTTGCGTCCAATAAAACGAATCGAATCAAGAGTGTCATGCGCATGATTTTCCTTCTTGGTGTAATGGGTATACACCATGTGAAAGAGCCGCTTATAGTGGACGGCCAAATCCTCGCATCGTAGATTCGGTATAACGGTTGTGATTGCACAATCATCACCATAAATGATCTGAGTGAACTGGTCGGTAGTCAACTTGTACACTTCAGTGAAGATGTAATAGTTGATTATCAACAAATCAAACGAATTCATAATGGAAGTTAAACCTTGTCCGGAAGGATTTCCCTCAGACGTCACATAGATCATGTCGGAAACAATATGAGATGCGTTGTAAATGTGGGTCATCAAGTACTCGCGTATACGAGCATTCTCAGGTCCATCATCGTACCACGCATTAACGTATCGAACAAATTCAATAGTAACAAACTTA